ATTCATTACCTCAATCATTTAAAAAGAGTTTAAATAAAGAGGCCTGTGGTAACTGTGGACTCTACAGTAATCGTAGATCATTCTGTGGTAGATGGGGAAGTAAAGCTGTTAAAGATACTTACGTTTGTCATGAATGGAGAAAGAGATTCTTTAATAGATAATGAAAACAATAGTTCTATTGCTACTCATCAATGGAGAATTAACTCATCAGAAATATTATGAAATATCTAACAAGAATTGCTTTGATCTTATTCAAGATAGGATAGAGCAAATCAGTATATATTCAGCTAAACATAATATATGGTTCGTAAATAAGAACATAAGCGTAATTGGTGGATATTGTTAAGCCTTTATGATAAATGTTCTTTATGGACAAATACTTTTTAAAATTCTTTTCTGCTTTAGATAATTATATATCTTGGGTTGCAAACCTATCAGCACCTAGATGTAAATGTAAAAAGAAAAAGAAGAAATAATTTATGGGGTTAAATATGAACTATTACTTTACTGGTTGTTTAATTATTGCATTAATTCTATTTACATTACTTGTAAGTCATTACCCATGAAATTTATATTAGTAATATTTTTATGTTCCTTTATAAATGATCAATGCTTAGAACCAGTAGAAATAAAACAAGAATATAATTCATGGAAAGAATGTACGATTGCTGCACTAGAAATATCTAAAGAAATAATAATTGCACAAGAAGATACTTTTGTTAATAATAACAAAGTAGCAACTCAATTTACTTGTAAAGAACTAAAACAAGTCTAATGAGATATAATAAAATTAATGAAAATATCCCTCACAAAACCTCAATTAAAAGTTAGTAGTTCAAAAGCTAGATTCAGAATATTAATATCAGGAAGAAGATTCGGTAAGACCTATCTTTGTATTACCGAGATGATGAAATACGCAACTCAACCTAATCAAAAAATCTGGTATGTAGCACCTACATTTAAAATGGCTAAAGAAATTGTTTGGGCTAAACTAAAAGAGATGCTTAATCAATTTAACTGGATAGAAGATATTAACGAAACTACTATGACTATTACTATCAGGAAAACTAATAGTACAATTTCATTAAAGGGTGCTGATAATTATGATGCTTTAAGAGGTAGTGGATTAAACTTTCTTATATTAGATGAGTTTGCAGATATAAATAAAAAGGCATGGTATGAAGTATTAAGGGCTTCTGTTTCTGATACATTAGGTAGAGTCTTATTCTGTGGAACTCCTAAAGGTTATGGGAATTGGTCATATGAATTATATTTAAAAGGTAAGCAAGATGAAGAATGGGATAGTTACCAATATACTACTTTAGAGGGTGGTATAGTTTCAGCAGATGAAATAGAACAGGCTAAACAAGATATTGATATTAGAACTTTTAGACAAGAGTTTGAAGGTACATTTGAGAACTATGCTGGAAGTGTTTATTACAACTTTCACCCAGTTGATAATGTTGTTAAAAAAGAAATAGATTGGGAGAAGCCTTTACATATTGGAATGGATTTTAATGTTGACCCAATGTCAGCTTGTGTTGCACAATTAGATAAGGATAAAGTATTCTTTCTTGATGAGGTTATTATTTATGGAAGTAATACTGATGAAATGGTGCAAGAATTACGAGATAGATATGGAACTAAAATACCAATATTCATATATCCTGACCCAGCTTCTAAACAAAGAAAGACTTCTGCTGGTGGAAGAACTGATTTAAGTATCTTACAAAATGCTGGATTTAAAGTTAAGGTTAAAAACAAACACCCAGCAATTAGAGATAGAGTCAATGCTGTGAATAGTAAGTTAAAAGATTCTAACGGAGAAAGACATATTTTTGTTTCACAATCTTGCAAAACATTGATAAAAGGTTTACAAAGACAGATATACAAAGAGAATACAAATATTCCTGATAAGGAAGATGGATTCGACCATATGAATGACGCACTTGGATATATGATTGATTACTTAAAACCATTAACCACTCAGACAAGATTTAGTTCTCCTACAAGATGGACAATGAAATAAATTATGGCATATACTAGAGATCAAGCAACAGAAACTCACAAAGATTACGCAGAAACAATTAATAATTGGGAATACTACATACGATCTTATAATGGTGGTTATGATTATATGACAGGACAGTATCTTAGCAGATACAATTTAGAATTAGATAACGAGTTCAATCAAAGACTAGCTAACACTCCATGCGATAACCATTGTAAAAACATTATTCAAATATACTCATCTTTTCTTTTTAGAGTTAGACCGAGTAGAGACTTTGGTTCAATGGAAGATGAAACATCTTTACAATCATTTTTAAGAGATGCTGATTTAGAGGGTAACAACTTAAATTCAGTAGTTAAACAAGCACAGAATTATGCATCTATTTATGGTCATTGTTTTATGATTTTAGATAAGCCTAATATATTAACAAGTACAAAAGCTGATGAATTAGAACAAGACATTAGACCTTATGTTTCAATACTTACACCTGAAAATGTTTTTGATTGGAATTACGAAAGATTACCTAATGGTAAATACGAACTAAACTATTTAAAAGTAAGAGAAGAAGTTGATAGAGATAATGGTCAATATCTTAAACTTTGGTATAGAGATAAAATTGATACAATCTATATTCCTAATAGAGAAGAACCAAGACTTGTAGAAACTGTCCCTAATATGATTGGTAAGATACCAGCAGTTATTTTATATAATGCTAAATCACATAAGAGAGGAATTGGTCAATCAGATTTAACTGATATAGCCGATCTTCAAAAATCTATTTACAATGAATACTCTGAAATGGAACAATTAATCAGATTAACAAACCACCCTAGTTTAGTTAAGACTCCCAGTGTCAATGCTAGTGCTGGTGCTGGTGCTATTATAGAAATGCCTGATGAATTAGAACCTAATTTAAAACCTTACTTACTACAACCATCTGGTTCTAGCTTACAATCAATTATGGATTCAATTAATAACAAAGTAGAATCTATAAATAGAATTGCACATACTGGTGCTATTAGAACTACAAAGTCAGGGATTAGTTCTGGTGTAGCTTTACAAACTGAATTTGAATTACTTAATGCTAGACTATCTGAAAAAGCAGATAACTTACAATTAGCAGAAGAACAGTTATTTAAACTATACGCAATGTTTCAAAAAGTTACATTTGATGGAGAGATTAATTACCCTGATTCATTTAACATTAGAGATTACGCAACAGACCTTGCTTTCTATCAACAAGCAAAAGCAATCAATGTTCAATCACCTACACTATCAAAAGAAATTGATAAAGAAATAGCTAGAGCAGTAGTTGATGATGATGAGAAGTTAAATCTAATCTTTAATGAAATAGATATTAAATCAGAAGTTGGAGATTTTACACAAGACGAAGTTCAACAAGAAACAGTAGCAGAAGAAACTATTTAATGAATGTCAGATATAATAAAAGATTTAACAAACTACAGAATCAAGGGTATTGAAAAAGCCGAGATTGAATATTACAAACAACTTACTCAAACACTAGATAGAATAGAAGCACAGATAGTATCTTTAGCTGATACATCACTTCCTAGAACTGCTGGTAAGTTAATTGAACTACAAAGTGCTGTTGCAATAAGACCTCAAATTAAAGCTATACTTGATAAAGAATATTTACCATTTGCAGATAGAGTAGTTAGAAAGGGCTTTGGAGAACAAGCTAAAAGAGTTGAAAGACAGTTTAAAATTATTGGACTTATACCACCTGAATTTCAAGAACTAACAAAAGGAGATTTAGCATTAGTTCAGAATCTTAAACAACAATATTATACACAGTTTAAAGATGTATCTAATAACTTCACAAGAATACTATCAGATAAAGTATATCAAAATACATTACTTGGTACTGAATTTACTGTATTAGAAAAAGAATTAAGAGAATCCATTAATGGAATTTATGCTACATCAAGCGACCCAGCAGTTAATAGATTAGTTGATTATGTTAAGAACAATAAAGATAACCCAGCACTAGCATCAAGAGTAGATGAAGCAGTTAAGATACTTCAAAGTAAATACGCCAGTACAAGAGTTGGTGAGAACATGAAACGATATGCTGGTCAAATATTAAACGATTCATTAAGAGATTTTGATGCAACTTTAAACTTTAATAAAGCTAAAGATGCTGGTTTAACTTATGTTAAATACTATGGAGATGTAATACCAACTACTAGATCGCATTGTAGAAATATGATTAATGGTGTTTTTGATAGAAGTGGTAAAGGTATTTATACTATCGCTGATATAACTAGAATATGGAATAGCAATTCATGGAGTGGTAAAAAAGGTGGAACTCCAATGGTAAGTAGAGGTGGTTATAATTGCAGACACCAATTCTCTTATGTTAATCCTGATTGGTACGAAGAAGATGGAGATGAGTCAGATATATTAAAAGAAGCAACACCTATTATTAAAAAAGAATCTAAAGTAAATGTTACATCACTTGCTAATCCAATAGCATTAGCAAATATAAGAACAGTACCTAAATCAGTATCACAAGCAAGAGTTACTAAAAGTGTTACAGAAGGATTAAAAGATAAAAGATACCCATTAAAACCAAATGGAACTCCATACAATAGATTTCAAAATTTAGAATTAATAGGCACTTCAAATATAAGTTTATTATCAGATGAAATGGCTACAAAAGTATCAGTAGTATTTGATGAATTAAATGATTTAGCAGTTAAATATAATGTACCTAAATTAAGAGGTATTGCTATTACAAATAGAAATGGTGGGTCTTTAGCTTCAATGGGTGATGGTACTTTAAAATTAAATGCTAATCAGCTTGATAGAATTAGCGAGGGTGTTGCGTCTGGACTAGCAAGAACAAACTATATTAACGATACTAAATTTACAACATTAAAGAATTGGAAACATGGAGATCAATTAAGTTATAGACCTACAATAGGATATGAATACTTTGATAATGAATTAGACCAAATAAGACAAGTAATGTATCACGAGTTTGGACATCAAGTTCATCAAATGAGATATGTAAGTCAATTACAAGGTAAGGCAATAGAATCAACATACACTTATGGTTATAGTTTCATTCCAGAAGTAGAAAGAAAAATGACTCAAATAACTGGTAGGATATTTCCAACAAAATATTCACTAGATAACCATTATGAATGGTTTGCTGAAAATTTTAGCTTATATAATATGAACAAAGTAGATTTAGTAGATCCTAAATTTATTAAACTAATAGAGGAAATAACAGAATGATAAATGAAGCAAGAAAAATACTAAAGAAAAAAAATATAGATGTAATAGACTATAATAGATTTGTAGAACTAGAGAAAGAGATGATAACAGACTATGATAAATTTTATTATTCTTGGTTGGCAGAGGGATTTGAATTAAGATTACCTGAAATTGCAGCTAAAGTAGGTAGTTATTCCTTTATAAAAGCTAGTGTCTAATATTTGCATTTTATTAAAAGTAGTGATAAAGCATAATAATTAACCAATAGGAGTCTTAAAATGACGCAAGAAAACGAGGTCGTTCAACCGATAACTGAACAATCAGATACTAAACAAGCAGAAGTAAAAGAAACAGTTGAAGTTAAAGAAATGAAATTCACACAAGAGCAACTTGATAAAGTTATTTCATCAAGACTTGAAGCTGAAAAAAGAAAATACGAAAAGAAACTTCAAGAAGATGAATCTCAAAAAGCTGAACTTGTAAAAAAACAGCAATTAAATGACGCTAAAACAAAGCAAGATTTAGAGAAGATTATGCAAGAAAGATTATCTGAAAAAGATGCAGAACTTTTAAAGTATAAAAATCAAATCAAAAAAGAAAAAGTTGATAATTCAATCCTATCTATTGCCAATCAACAAAAATCAATTAATGCTCAACAAGTAGTTGCTTTATTAAAAGATGAAGTAAAATATAATGATGATGGCAGAATAGAAATAGTTGATAATAACTCCAATGTAAGATATAACGCAAAAGGAGAACTTTTTACTATTGAAGATAGAGTTAAAGAGTTTTTAGATAGCAACCCACACTTCC